CAGCGCCTGCCGGCCGGTAAACCCCAGCGACAGCGCCAGCCCTGTTACCGTCGGCGGCTTTTCATCTAAAATAATCGGCCTTCCGTATTTATCTGTGGCAACATCGCCGTCAATCATAAGCGGTGTCCCTTTACAGCTCTCAAAGTAAGCGTCAATGGCCTCCTGCATTGCCTTTACGCTTTTCCATTTTCTTGGCGCTCCGCCAGCCATACGCTCACTCCCTTTCGTTTTGCTACCAGCCCCCGCCCCTTGGCCTTACATAGCAGTCTTTACCCGCCCCGCAGT